TTGCGTATTTCCTTCATTTTTCTTTGTAACATCGGCTACAAATAAATTACCATCTACATAAATAGTATTTCCTCCCGGCAGTGGCTGCATTGTCGCTCCGAAAGGACTGCCAACAATATCCTTTTTATTTTGCCATTTATAAAGGATGCATTGTGATACATCATCAACGCCCTTGCTTGATTCAAGTGTCACTTGATCGCCACTTTCTCGGGCGTCATCAATTGACCTTGTAGCGCATCCTGTTAAAATAAAAGCCAACATAGCTATGCTAAATAACTTTCTCACATCCCAATCCCAATTATTAAAATCAAGATCAATCCTAATGTTTATTAGGTACAAAGGAAAGCATGAAACCCTCAGTTAAGATGATTGTGTGCGAAGTTTAGAATAGTATGAGTGAAATTATTAAAAAATAACGCTTAGTTCCAAAGTTTTTTAGCCTCTTCGAGAGTTAAATCTTTTTTAATTTCGGATTGTGCTAAATGTGGGGAAAAATCAGTAACAGCAAATGGCTGACTATTTGGCCCTCTATTTACGTTGGCAATAACCGATGATACCAACGCGGCGCCCCATTCTGTTCGCATCATGGGGTTTAGCCCGCCGTACTTCTGTCGATATAGCAGCCAGATTTGATACTCAGGTACGGTCATTCTTTCTTGAGCCTCTGCGATGGTGCGACCCCCGATACCGTTAAGGACTAATTCGCACCATATTTCTTCTTCAGCAGTTAGCTCTTTGTCTTTCCCAGCTCATTGACCTCACTAATAGCGATCAATAAAGCCACTGTTAAATTACCATCGAGAGCGCCGCGCTCTGGATCAGATTCACCCGTAATATCTTCAGCAGTAAAAACCGGATGGCCTTTTTCATCACAGATCGAAGCCGCAATACGGCCAGCTACATTATCTATCTTGCCGTTGCTGGACAGAATATCTGATTTAGCTGAGTGATAACCAAGAGGACGGATATAGACGGTTGCTACAATTTCGTTCTCACCCTGCTTCCAAGTAATTTCTTTCTCTACTGGACGACCGGTAAAAGCGCCAGTTTCTTTCAAGCTATCAAGAGTCAGTTTCATGAATTTATCCTAAGCCCGATTGCTCGGGCTTTTGTTAAGCTGATTTAGTGAGCCAAGAGCCTTTACCAGTACGCTGGATACTTGCAGAGGTTGTTACTACAGCATTCGCCTGAAAATCGAAGGGGAAGTCTGCCGGGTAACCTTGGAAAACATAAAATGAACGATCAGTCGGGTAGACAATCCCGCCAATAGCGTTATCAGCATCTGCCGCGGCAACCGTTGGCAGTGATGTGCCATCTGCCCATGCCACAATCCACGTTAATGGCGTGTCGTCATCGGCCTCAGCCAGTTGACTCAACATAATGTGGCTTTTATTTTTAGGATCAGCATTTAGCGTTACTGTAGCTTGGCCGGGTGTTTTCAATCCTTTTTTATAGGTTCGAGAGTCACGCTCAGCAAGACAAGTATCTTCGATCTGGTCAGCAGGGCTACTCCCTGGACTAAATCCAGTAATACATTCAATTTCTGTGATCACGCCAGCGCTGAGAACTAAAAGCTGTGTCCCCTGGGTTAATACAGACATAGAGATTTCTCCAATAAAAAAACCCGCCGCAGCGGGTTGTGTAAGAATAAAGTGAAATTAACGATGAACAAGCCAATCAATATCGAATGAATAGCGGTACTTCTTAGTTTCACTGTCCATAGTTTGCTGGCCCCACCGAACGAGATACGCGACACCTTCTAGTGCATCGCGGATTGCGCTGGCCACGGCTAAAACTTCAGAGGCGCTGTTAGCATAAACATCGATCTGGATACTAAAGCGGTCAATGTCAGGACGATTGCCTAAATAGTTCTCAGGCTCTCCACCCACGTTCTGCCAGACTACGTAGGGGTACACCACGTTGTCATAGTGCTGGCCAAAGGGATAGATCCTGACTGGTGAGGTCCCTAATAACTGCTTAACCGTTGCGTCTTTACTGCAGACCGCAAATATTGGCGCAATCATGGGTCAACTCCCTTTTTCTGAGCTCGCTTAATCGCACGATCGATGCCTTTTTCATACTCTGTGGTAAAGGTTGAAATAACTTCATTAATACTCGATTCGATGGCGGGGCGCATAATAGGCTGAGCTTTCATTTTCTCGGTACCAAACTCAAGTAATCGCCAATGCGGTGTCGGGGCATTCATCCCCTTATCAGGATGATTTTTTAGAACCGCACCGTGTAACACGCCCACTCTGAAACCAAGGTTGCCAGTACGCTTAAATAATCTACCGTTCCAGCGCAAAGCGATGTTATCGGCAATGCTACGACCGGTGTGAGGATCATCGACACGTAACGCATTACTTCTTGCTTTGGCAGCAATAACGTTAGCGGCCTTACGCAGCGCAGCTCTTCCGCTCTTTCTTCTCAGATCATCCGATATCTCACTGAGCTTGCCCTTCATCGCTGCAAGCCCCTCGATTTTGATTTGAACGCCGTCAGCCATCACTTACCCCCTCTTTTATCGCCAGGGTGAGGTATTCAATACCGCTTTCGGGATCAGGAAGTACACCAATAATGTCATAAATTTTACCGCGGTAAACAAAGCGGTCTTTATTGGTGATATCGGAACGATAACGAAGCGTGATACGCCCTGTTATTTCACTCTGCTCTGATTGCGCAGCGATAAACTCACGCACCGAGGAGGGAACAATCTCAGCCCAGAGTTTTTTTACTGTACTAAACCCTTTGGTGATTGCTCCCGTTTCAGGGTTTTGAGCTTCAACAAATCGCTGTAGCTCAACGCGGTGACGGAGTTTTCCTGCGTTCATCTAGGGATCTCCTAAGAGCCTTTGGCCATGAAGATAGCCTTGTTGAGCTGCTTCCGAGGAAGCTTTTCTGATCTGAGTAATTTGTTCTTCTTTCGGCTGACCGCTCAAGTAAACCTGAACACGATTCGGTTCATCTTCCACTACGTCAGAATCATCGATTAACAGGCCTATTAGTTGCTGGTTAGATTCAGCCAGTGCTAGTATTGCCTTTGTCTGAGCTTGCTGGGCTTTCGTCTGTTCGTTTATCGCTAGAATTAGCGCTTCGACCATGGAGTCGTTCATTAGCTAACCTCATCATTTCTTTAACCCATGCGCGGCGGCGCTCACAACCTGCACAAGCCATGATAGCTACCTATAGAGGAATAAATCGGTAAGGCGACAATAACGAAAAGAATCCTTCTGGGAGCTGCTGAGCTTCTCGGTTTTCATACCAAAATCCCACCGCTAGAAGTAATGCCAACTTAATGGAACCTTTGATTACTAGCCCGTCTGGGTCACCCTCTGGGATATTTTCTTCGTAGAGTCCACGGTTAAGATAATTTTTAGCTCTATCGACTGCCGCTTCAATGTAATCACTAATTAACGTCGACTCGGCGTCATCATCAATGCGGCAGTGCAGTAGAACCTCTTCAACTGTCGGCGACATAATTCTCCTTATGCCCGCAAATTGCGGGCATAAAAAAACCGCTTACGCGGCATCGTTTCGATTAAGTGGATTAGCCACCCGCCGCAGGCTTACCGACCAACGCTTTAATAGCCGCCGCATCTTCCAATACGCAGTCGAAACGGTGGAAAGCCAAGAACGCTGTTTGGTCGTATTCTGCATAACGTTCAACTAGGCGTTTTAGCGTCATATAGGTCACACGACGTAAGATGAAACGATTGAAATCCCCACAGAAGATGAACTTCTTACCGGCACCGATACTATCGATCGCTTGATCAACAACGTAAGGAATATTCAGAACAGTTGCTGGCGTTCCACCCGCGATACTAGGTAACCAGAGCGGGCGACCCTGACCATCTTCCATTTCTTCAATTAACTCGAGCGTTCCATCATTGAATGCCCAGCGTGATTGAGGCCCACCACGGTATGCCGGGTCAATTGCATGTTTCAGTGCATTCATCTCTTTCCAAGTAAATGCAGTGGCAGATGCCGACGAGACTGTACCGGTTACGGATGCCACCAGCCCTTTGGGCTGCTGTGGTGTTCCAGTGCCAGTACCTTGAACTAAGTACTTAGCCTCGCCGCGACCAATACGCTGCGCGATACGTGCCGCCAAGAATGCTTCGATATCAACACCACTATCTTGCAGGAGTTCATTCGATACGCGGATAATTTTTGATGATAGCTTTTTCGCCCCAAGATTCGCGGTACCGAAAGTAACATCTTCTTCCGATGCTGCAGTGTTCTCGCCCAGTAACTCACCTTCTTCAGTAGTACCGTCAGAGGTTGCCCACTCAATGGGTTGACCGTTGGCGGTACTAAGGATTTGGGCAACGCTTGCGATCCCGCCATAAGCCTTCATCGCTTCCACAATCGCATTACGCATTTGCGTTGGAACGGTATAGCCGCCCTTTTCATCGGGTGATGTCCCTTGCGCGCGTAGTTCGCGTAAAGCTTGCTTCTCTTCTGCTGACATTTCCCCTAAACCGTGACGTAAAAAGCGGTCAAAGGCTTGGGCGCGGCGTTCTTGAGATTGAGTTTCGGGAGTTTGTTGCTGCTGGCGTTGTTCTTGCTCTTTCTCGTCAATATGATGCTGATCTAAACGACGAAGTTCTTCCTCACGGTTAATACGCTGATCGAGTCCGTCAAGTTCAGTCTTTGCATCCTTCCACTGCTTACGCTGCTCTTCCGACCAGGCACCTTCACCGATATTATCGTGTAAAGAACGCATCTGTTTGGCGATGGTGTTACGTTTTTCTTTCATTTCGTGCAATTTCATAAGGGTTCCTTACGCATTAATAAGAGTCAGAAGACGCTCGCGCGCCATTTTTTCATTGATAGCTTTCTGTAGTGCGCCACTATCACGCGCCTCCTGCCAGGCTTTCATTGACCGAACCGTTGATTCGGCTTCCTGATAAGCGGGATACGTCACCGGACTTACATCGTAAAGACGTGAAATCTGGTTAATTTCTCGAATAATGATCCCCTCATCATCCTCGTACCAATCGTCGCCATTACGCGCCACGCTAAAAGCAAAGGATGATTGAGTAATGTCACCGCGCTGCATCGGCGATAACACCAGATCACGAATGGTTTGGGTATCAGGTGGGTTAATGTCGTACTTCAATCCTCGATCATCGACGCTTATTACTAACGTTCCCGAAGCGCTGCGCCCGAGAATAAAGTTGGGGTCGTGATTAAATAACGCCCTCACATCGTCATTTAAGACACTATCAAAAGCACCGGGCTTGATAATTTCTCTAAATCCCCACATCGGCTCTGATCGGCTGTTGAAAATAGAACCGTACCCTTGAATCTTTGTCGGTGAGTCAGTGGGCTGCTCCGCCCGCACCTCTCCGGAGTAACAGCGGACTTCACGCTCACTCATTGTTATCTTCCTCATTGGTTGGAGTGTTGCTTATTGGTTTTGAGGCATTGACGCTCACCAGCATTTCATCAAGACCAGGCACTGGGTTCATATCCTCAAAGGCGCGAGCTTCATTACGACTCATCCAGCCATCAGTAATGGCGTAGTGATAGAACTGTGCACGCTCTTGAGGTGTTCCACGAAGAAGTCCTGCAAGGTTGAACCGGACGTAATACCCTGCTGCAAGTTCTGAGCGGGTAAACAACCGTCGGTTGAGTTCCTGCTCCCAGTTAGTCACCCAAGGCATAATGGTGTAACGAACAAACTGAATCGCTTGCTGCGTGATATTGCTGAAGGTGGCACTCTCGAGATCATTAATCATGTGTGCCGGCACATTGAATATCCCAGCAATCATTGAGCGATTAAGCTTCATCATGTCGATAAGCTGCGCATCAACGGGTGATACGGTGAGTGCCTTATAGTCGAGCTCTGCAGGTATCAACATCGTTTTGTTTTCTTGACTGCGTAGGCCCGCACTTGCTGTTTTCCACATTTCTTTAAGTCTCGTCCAGCTATCTTTATTAAGCTCTTGCTTTACGCTGACTAAACCTGCTGGCCTAGCATTTCCTCCAAAGAAACTTGAGGTGTATTTCTGTCCGCTCATCCCCATGCCGATCGTTTCGGCATGTTGTAGGATAGGACTTAAGCCCATTTTTTGGTTATTACCTAGCGCACGGATGTGAATCATGTCATCAGGGCTAACTGCGAATGATCCCTCTTGGTTGTACACGCCGTAGGTATATCGATTCCCTGTTTGTAACAGCGTCGTTTCCCATGGCATACAAGCGTCGAGCTCAATGACTTGACCGCGTCTGTCCCGTTTCACCCAGGTATAGCCGTTCCCCCAACCCAAAATATGACGCTGTTTGAGCTCTCGCCACTTGTAGCTGGTTTGCCATACGTTAGGTTCATCGTGAATGAGGTAAAACACGGGATGATCTCGCGCTGGCTCGACAGTGTTATTACTACGCCGCATAACATGCAGTGGCATCTGTGCAATATTCGATGCGATCACATAAATACAGGAATAGACCGCCGCCAATTTCATTGACGTTTCTGGGCTAACATAGACGTCTTGACCGAAAATACCGTCTAAATCGGCAGCTTCTGAGGTGATAGGCACCGAGGGATTTTCTATCGATTCCGAACGGAACATGGCATCAAACAACATTTCGCTTTCTCCAGGCAGTTAATACCGCGCCGATTAGCAGTAATGCGCCTGAATACATGAGTGCATTGGCGACACCAAAGCGCATCCACACGCCAGTGGTCGTCAGGCCAATACCTAACAGACCAAATATATCGGTAATGAGTGTTTTCATAGGAATAAAAGGTCGTCATCAGGGTCTAAACCAGAAAGGAAGTCGCTCTGCTCATTGAGCATGGCGCGCCCAATAGTCATGATCAGCGCAACCGCGCCATCAATCTTATTTTCGTTTTGCTCTTTAATTGGCCGGACCACATCATCGTTACCCGGCAGGTATTTACCGACTACGTTGCCAATACACCATGTCATTATCGGGTTACCATCATGATGAAAGCGCCCTGACGCTATTGCTGCTTCCAGCTCCTTCATCGGGTCCGACATATTGGTATAGTTTTGAATGATAGTGATCGGCGTTAAGCCTTCGTCTGCAAGCTCGTGGGAAATACCCGTCGCCCCGAATGGGTCAATAGGAGACTCAGTCACAGGGTTAAGCTTGTTAGCCGCCTTAGCTTCTTCAAGAATGTAGCGGTAATCTATTTCAGCTCCATCAGTAACAGTAAGCAGGCCCATCTCGACCCACTTTTGAAACCGCTCAGCCGTTCGGCGATCGTCATTACTTTCCACCCCATAGACGGTTTCGTATGGCACCCAAAATTTCGGGGCGACGCAGTAATAATGCCGTTTACCGTCAATTTCACGCGTAAACAGACGAGCCATACTGTTCATGTCCAATTTTCTGGCCATATCGAATGCCAGCACGCAAGATTGACCTTCAAACATCTCTAACGAGAGTGTTTTATCTTCACAGTTCTGCCAGTTAACGAGGTTATAGTAGGCTGCTTTCGCCGAGACCCAGATGTTTAGGTGCTTGGTTTTAAAGATTGAAGCCAACCGTGGGTTATTTTTAGCCCGCTGTTGCTGACTCTGTAAGAACTCACGATAAACCGATACGCCGATATTGGGGTTTGCTTTCTCTAATACTTGCGGATCTGTCCAATCGTCGCCCTCATCAACGGTATAAATAATGCCAAATAGCTCATCGTTCGGTACCGTACCATTGAGCATTTCTATGACTTCACGCCGCTTGTCATAACAAGGCCCTTCAATGTTATAACCCGCAGTGGTGATCGCCCACATAATAGGCTGGCGCCGCGCGCCCATACCCGTTAGCATCGTGGTGTACAGCGAGTCAGACTGATGTTCGTGGTACTCATCAACAATCGCGCAGTGTGGTGAAGAACCATCACCAGGATTACCGATCAGCGGTTCGAACCGTGCTCCATCTTCTGGACGGTTCATATTTGAGGCGTTGACCTCGATCCCGAACGCTTCAACCAGTAACGGTGTGCGCTTACACATTAACCTTGCGGGTCGAAAGACCTCCCACGCTTGCTTTTCAGTCGTCGCACCGGAATAAACCTCGGCACCGAATTCGTTATCGCAAGTGAAGCAAAATAGCGCTACCCCCGCGGATATTGCCGACTTACCATTTTTACGCGGGATCTCAGTATAAACCTCCCTGAATCGCCGTAGTTTTGTCCCTTTATGTACCCAACCAAACGCACAGCAGATAATAAATAGCTGCCAAGGCTCTAGAGTTATTGGCATTCTTTTATATGCCCACTCACCTTTTGTATGGGGCATTAACTGAATAAACTTTGCAGCTTTTTCGGCGAGATCTTTGTCAAAGCGATATCGGAATTTCTTACCCTTTTCTTCGCCTAAATCATCGATGTGACGTTGGCAGGATTGGATAACAAACCGACATGCTGGGATTTTTCCTTTTACGACGTCACGGGCATATTGATTTGCCGCATTTACGTTGGGGTAAGATTTTCGGCTCATGAGTTAATCATCTTCATAAAAGGATTGTCCGACTTCCCTTTGCCCGCCAAGCCGATTAGCCGCGAACGCGCACTCGGATCTAAACCAAGCATCGACCCGGTCGTGCTCAATTCTGACGAGTGCTCTTTCATGGCAGTTAGTTGCGGGTTCTTTACTGGGCCACCGGTAGCACCAGTCACCACATGACCTTGCTTGGCCACTTGCACAACTGCTCGACGCCAAAACTCATAAGCGACGCACCACCGCTCGAGGACGGAGAGATCCGTCACACAGAGTAGACCCTGCCCGCAGAGTTCTTTTGTTGTCATTTGCCACATAACTGTGGCGAGTGGGAGGTCTACTTCGATAAACCACTCAGGAACATCAACGCCTTTGAGTGGTGAGAAAACAGGTTCGTCTTTATTGAGGGCTCTTTTGCCCGGGTTGCCCGCTAATTCCTTACGTGCTGTAGGTTTCGGGCGCCGCCCAGAACGGCCCGCCGATCCAGCCATAAGCTCTCCGGATTTATTTTGATTTTTCGCGAGTGTAAAAAAACGATTGAGGGCGCGGTCCTAAAGGCGATCGCCTCTAGAGATTTTACCTCCCCCCGCCCACCAAACGATAATAATTATCTTTTGAATGAGGTTTGAGAAATCACCGTGACCGGCGACCTTCCGTTGCCGTTTTACGACGGTGGCATGGCCAGCAGAGTGACTGTAGGTTGCTATCGACATCCGTACCACCATGAGCCTTGGCAATGATGTGGTCGACGGTGGTAGCAGCTACCACTTTGCCCTCTTGCATACAGGATTGGCATAGATGGTTATCACGCTTTAGAACTCGTGCGCGGATATTATCCCACTTGGAACCATAGCCACGCTCATGACGAGTCTTGCCTTGCTGATGCTGTTGCCAACCTTCGTTGATATGAGTTCGGCAATAGCCAGAGCGATCGATAGTGGTACCACGGCAGCCACGCTTGCGGCAGGCGCGGGGGATTAACGCTGGCATTTAGACTTATACAGGTCAATTCGAACAGGGTTATCTATCATCTCTTCATCAAGGTAGAACACCACCGTTGCTGTAGGTATTTTCCCTGGCTGTGTTGATATATCTATAGATGCCACCTGATCGATTACCTCACCATTCACTGCTAATCCATATCCCCTGAATTGATTGCCGTGATAAAGATGTGCTACTTGTACTTTCATACTGAGACTCCATAAATCAATATTATTGAGCACTCATAACTGAATGCTCTGTAATACTAACTTGGCGTATTGCTATCTTTGTTAGCACTAGCAGCTTTAGCTTTAGCTGCAACAGCACTCTCAAACTTCGCCGAGATAAAGTTTCTAATAACTTTGTAACCACCACTAATCAGTAGCAGTACGGAGACAGCAGTACTGAAGTACAGCATTAATAATTGGAAGCCGGTCATCATTGTTTCCCTTTTTTTTGGAGTTGCCTAATGGCATCCAGTTGGTTGTTGGCCTGTTCGATAGCTGCGAGTAATGGATTGATCCAAAGCACAGCCTGACAATAAGTCAGCTTGACGGCGGCAGCGGTATCAGTACCGGATCTGTTAGGCTTACTGGTAGATTCTGGCACTGCGCTGGAACGTAAACGGTTCGTGTACTGGAACAACCCGTTAGCAATATCAGTAGGCACAGCGTAATTGCAGGTCTTCTCAAACCGTAACGTCTCACGATATTTAACCACCACATTATCTGAATTCACCTGAACGGCTTGATTCTCGCTACTGGTTGCCTTGGCTTGCTCATTGAACAATACCTGCTGATCTTGCTGAGCTTGAATTACTTTACCCTGCAAAGCCAATTGGCTAACCGCCTCATTTTTCTGGTCGACTGCTGCTTTATAACGATACGCAGCACCAGAACAAGCAAGGATAGCGATAACAATCAAACTCATGATGGCTGCAGCGATCAGTGATTCAGCTTTCATGATTAAGCCAATACTGATTGGGCGATATTGAAACGCCGCTTGCGATCATCGAGCCCGTTACGACCGCCATTAATGATAAGAGTAACTCGCTCAACATCGCCGCTATAAAGCATGCAACCCATACAGGCAAAGAACCAGGCGGCAGACCGCGCTGCATTGATATCACTCTCAAGTAATTGAGGTTCAGATAGCAAGTCAGCTTTAATACCTGCACCACACTTGGCGTAATTCTCTAGCCCAGTGATTTGGATTAGTCCGCGACCCCGATACTTCCAACCATCATCGCGAGACTTATTACCCATACGGTTGTAGTAAACAAGGTTAGCAATCGCTTCTTGCTTAGCTGGATTTCCAGTAGAGCGGCCTAGTGCATAAGCTTGCTGATTGGTAATACGGGAGCCAAACGTGGTTAGTAGCGCCGCTGGTGTGTAATTAAAGCTCTCCTTCAGTGCAGTAAAGCCATCTGACTCATGGCCAACTTGAGCAATGAACATTGCTTTATCACTACCAGCGGTAATCCCAAACTCGGCCATGGCATCTGTAATAGGTTGAAACCAGCGCATAGACATATCGACGCTGATATTAGCCGCCTTCTGAAATTGTTGAAGATTCATATTAGATTCTCAGATCAACAATCCGCGCCAAGTTACCCCGTACCCTGAATAAGGTGACACAGATTATTAAGTTCACAAGGACGATGGCCCAGTGCGTGTGGTGGTACAGGCCCACCAAATAACGGATCGGTACGCTGCCGTAGATAACGACCACCAGCCAAGCCAGCCATGAGATGTACGGCCGATGGTTAGCATCGCCGCGACGATAGAACGAGATGGCCAACACAATTAATAGGCTTAAGATCGCATTAACCATCGCTGCATAATCATTTATTGGCATTGCCACTTCCTCCGCGGAATCGCCCAAGGAAATTGGTAAGGTCGTAATTGCTGATTGCCGTCAGTGCTTTGACTGCTAACGCTGAGACAATTACCGCGCCCAAGGCATCGAGTTTTTGATCGGTGTACCCTGTCCAGTGAGTGAGGTATGAGCCCACCAGCCCAGAGCAAAGCACGCCAGATAAATACGAGACAAAGAAATAGGCGATACGGCGTATATGGCTGAGATCAGTTGCTGTCGCAATGTAGAACGTTGCGCCAACGAAGGCCCCAAACAACACGCCGTAATCAGCGCCAGTGAGTAAGCCATAAAGACTTACCCCGGTAAGGGCTGTTGCAGCAGCTCCAGTACCGGATATAGGTTCGGACATTACGCCCCCTCGATGTGCGGTGTGTGCATCCCGCTCGGATGAGGGGAATAGTTACCCTTTGTCAGGGTGGAGTGTGGAGAGTAGGTCCTGAACTTCTTCAACTGTGGAGTTAAAGCGTTCTTCTTCAAGTTCAACGCCTATTACATTTCTTCCAGTAGAAAGAGCCGCCTTTAACGTTGATCCGGAACCCATGAAGAAATCTGCTACCAAGTCGCCGGGGCGGCTACTGGCTTCAATAATTTGTTTCAACATATCTGCTGGCTTTTCACAAGGGTGCTTGCCTGGGTAAAACTGGACGGGCTTGTGATGCCACACATCTGTATATGGAACGTTTACCGTTACACCAAAATATCGTCTTAGCTGTCGGTATTCTTTAACTAGCTCACGATACTGTTTAGACAAGGATTGATAACTCACAACGAGTGGCTCATGAGACGCGTCTAAGGGGTTTTCAGTATTCCGTTTCGCCGCTACTTCGTTAAAGTAAGACTGCAGCTTTAAATAATCTGCCTCGTTGGGTAGCTGCCACTGGCTTCCACTAAACCAATGTGACGCCATATTCTTTTTCCCTGTGACATCTGCAATCTCTTTAGTGCTGATCCCTAATGACTGTTTAGCATTACGGAAGTAATCAATAATAGGCGTTAAGATATGTCTCTTAAGGTCATCACACTTGGCTTGGTATTCATTATCTTTACCGCGATAGGGTCCGAGATAATGTTCAGCGAAAATAATGCGCTCTGTTGCAGGGAAATAGCTTCTCAGGCTTTCTTTGCTACATCCGTTCCATCGTCCACTAGGTTTAGCCCAAATGATATGGTTTAGGATGTTAAAGCGAGATCTCATCATTATCTCTGTATCAGCCGATAGCCGGTGACCACAGAATAGATAAAGACTTCCTGCCGGTTTTAGAACACGCCAGAACTCTGCAAGACAGCTATCTAACCACTTCAAGTAGTCTTCATCACCGCGCCATTGGTTATCCCAGCCGTTAGGCTTTACTTTGAAATAAGGAGGATCGGTAACTATCAGATCGACACAGTTATCAGGCAGAGATTGGAGAACTTCTAAGCAGTCAGCATTAAATAGCTCACCACTGTTTATTTTTACAGTATTTTTCATAGATCAGTCAGCATCAACGTGATAGGCTCACTACGCTTTTGCGCGAAAGCAATGGGCCTTGGTTTGCTTGTGATCCGACATTATGAGCAGATGGCTGGTTGAGTGCGTCAACACCCTTCCAGCCGCCCATTCCACAAAGATAAATGCCTTATTGGCAACGAATGAAACACCCTTCCTCTTTAGCCACCAGCCCTGCCATTTCCATCTGAGTTAAAACCAAATCACAAAAAGGTTCACTTAAGCCTGTCAGCTTAGTAATTTCAAGGACCGTTATGGGTTTTTGGTTAATCAGGCAAAGTACAGAACTTGCCTCTTTTGTCATGCTTTGCGTAGTCATCATCTCATCACCTTTTGAAGAAGTGACGTACAGATAACTCTGTTCTGGAAGCACAGCAAGATAAGAAGTAGATGTTGAAATTCAGAAGGCTAATAAGTGCCCTAGCTGGTAGAAATGAAAAATTTAGGCATAAAAAAACCCGCCGANAAAAAATTAAGAAAAAAAAAACCCCGCCGATAGCGGGTCATTGAATTTTGTTGCTTCAGCTAGATACAGCACTGCAAGCTTACTTATATATGACCATTTGTTGGTTCAAATATCAAGCTTTATTTTTATCAAATGCATCGGATAATGGCTGGAATAAAGCATAGTCAGCAAACTTAAGCCAGGTATCAATTCTACGACGACACGTCATAAAACTTAGTTCAGGGTGCTGTTGCTGCATTTCCTCAGCCAAACTGCGAATACTTCGGCCTTTACCCCTATATTTTCTGTGCAGTAAATCTATCAAACTACCGGGTAGAGTCTGCCCTACTGCTCTATCTATCTTGCATGCTTCTTCGTCGGTACAAAATGCAAGGTAACTTTTATTATTCCCTTCCAGCATTTCTTGGAAGAAATCCAACAGGTCCTCACGTGTAGTACCTGACTTCTGTAACTGAAGAATAATTTTATTCAGCGCGTCCTTAGACACCTTCTGTGTGGATAATATCTGGTTAAACATATTCCCACAGCTACCACCGCCTATCGTAGACCAGCGGACCCACATCTTGATCTTACCTTGCACCCAGATACGGTCCAGCGTGTTTAAGTGGCAATGCTCGTTACTTGTTCCAACTTCTGATGGATATATCATTATAGGTCTCCACACCCAATAATTAACCAATCACACCGACTGCAATCGCGTGATCGAAGAATCGGAAAAACAGCTCAAGCTGTGTCCCGTATTTGTTTTCAAACTTACTCTGGTCTGCGTGTAATTCATCATGATGCTTTCTGCATAGAGGGATCACAAACAGGTCATGTGCTTTGGTACCCATTCCTCCCTGCCCGTATCCGATGATATGGTGAGGGTCGTCAGCCGGTTGGCCACAGCACGCGCAGGATTGAGATTTAACCCATCGTGTGTACTTCTCGTTAATCCAACGCTTGCGCTTAGGCCTGCGCATGAATGACTCTGGTGACTCGGGATCAACTCCAATTACTAATACTTGCTTTACCGCTTCGGCACCTTCCTCAATGATATGCCGCCCTGAGTTATCGAAAGGTAATATCGTTGATTCCTTTTGTGGGCCAGACAGTACTTCTGCTGGTGGGCGCTTGAGGATAGCCCGCACCGCACCTTCCGGTAGTAAATGGACTAAGCCCTTCACGAACGCCCAGCAGCATAGCTCTGGTAAAGTCAGCTGGTGGCCTTCAGGTAGAGAGAGGTTATAAATTACTCTCCCGATCACCCAATTAGCTGTATTCAGCTTTGCAATATCTTGGAGTGGTTGAGGAATATGAACATCGCGAAAATTATTATCGTGCGTGTAGCACAGAGAAACATAACCGGTACCGGACTTTAACGTCGTGTAATGCTTATGGTGATATTCCTTTGACTCAAACTGGCAGCAATGAAATCGCCTAACGTGATCACGAAGTACTTCATTACCGCCAGCCGCTGCGATTACTTCCTCCTGGCACATAAAATCGATAATCGAAGAGTTATCCATAAGCGGCTGGGCTGAATCGCTCAGCCGTCCGGAAGGAGCATCTCGCAAGTTTTCAGGCACGTTTGAGACTAAGACCTTGCCGGAACGGAACAGAGAAAGTAATTCATTGCCCGGCTTAAAAATCACGGTACCCGTCAGCGGCGCAACATCTGGAGTTAGTATAGCTCTCACGTAAACCTCAGTTCACTGTCTCAAGTAACTTCAACAATGAATGAAACTTCGACTCAAAGAAGTGAGGCTGGGTCTCTCTCGGATTAGCGGGGCTTGTGATGTTCTTGCCATACATGCAGCCTTTTGCACTAAGCGACCAGAATTGTTTTATCCCACCCACACCGCTTCTGCTTGGCCTTTGTTTGTGTTCAATGATCCCTAGCTTCTCCAGCTGCCGGTATACTTGATTAGCAGATAACCCGATACCATGGTCTTTGAGTAAATAACTAAGTGCTTTAGTGGGGCTACTGGATCCGTCAACGGCATCGCTCGGCGCGTCGATAGCATAGACCGGCATAATATTTGGGATCCCAGCAAATTGTTGTAATTTTTGCAGACCCGCAAGTTTTGAGGAATTAGATAAGTTAAGAAGCTTTGCTGCTGATTCAAGTATGATTACACCAGCCTGCACTTGTTCTGAAAAGTGGTGATGGTTGTCCTGGCTAGTAAGAGCGTCGAACGTTCGTATGACTTTTAAATTAAATGCCGGACTAATCCACATTGCATAGGCATATACCAGCTCTTTGAACACATACGTCCCCTGTTGCTGGCCTCCCCTTACAGTGGAAACCGGAGCGATACCCATATTTTGGGTAACGGTCAATTCCTGTACTAATTCATTAGTCTGGGAGTTTGCAAGAAATTTACTAGGCTCTTTAGTCCTAGCATTTAAGCCACTCTGAATGGCAGCGTAATGTAAGTCGTTTAAGCAATAGCGTCCGTCTGTGTCACGACGAACAGTAATACCTTCAATCACTAACAATTGATTCATATCTATTCTCCACACGTTTTTGTATCGGCCCCGCCCCATCATCTGCAAATGAACGGGACCAACCTTAGCTAGTGAACTGTAATCCACCAGCTCGTTTATCATACTAAATAACTGATCATGCAACCAGTATTAAATTAAGAATTTGAAAGGCTTGCGCATATTGTCGATGGTGTGAAGGTATGAACCCCGAGCGCGTTTAAGGCTGCGCAAACAGAGGGATCATCATCAACAGCAAATAGAATATTATGACCACCAGCCAGAATCTTTCTAACCACATCGGCTTTGTACTGTGACGGCGGGCAGGAAACGTCATGGGGGCGCATGAATAGCTCTGTGGAAGGAACCTCAAGGCCGACATTATCTGACAACCATTTAACGGTGCTTTCCCTGAAGTTTTCCTGACGACTTGTTAGGATCACCGTGTAATGTGCCTTGTTCATCGCTTTATAAAATTCAACACCCGCACCAATCGCTTTATCGTTAACGCATTCCGAAACGAATGCATGCCATGATTCGTTAATATGCTGAACCTCACGTGGCGGCACTAAGTGAGATCGATGTGAGTTGTCACAGATAACACCATCAAGATCAAATATAATTACGTCCATCACTTACAGTTCCCCGCTATTCTTAACGATGTTTCCCAGCCAACCCATGACCAATGAACCCAGTTTTCTCGGTATTGGCCATTACTCCTGAGAACTATCGCTCTGTGTGCCATACCAATTTTTGAAGCCTCTTCTGTTATCCACTCTTGGAACTGCTCGCGTTGTTCATCCATTACTCACCGCCTTTAATTTCGAACAATTCCAAGTCAGTACGCCCTGTCTCAATATGCTCAAGGTTTCCTTCGGAGTTTGTTTTAAACTGACCTTTTGGGAGTATCATTCGTGGGAATAGGTTATGCCACTTGCCAATATCAGGATCGCAAACGGAACACAGCATCCTTTTGTCTTCCTTGCTGTAGCTAATCCAATAATGGCAACAGGCAGTATTTTCGCGACAGCCACATTCTTCACATTGGAATAAGCTCATCATTCACCGCCTTTAGGTAAAAGAAATGCCGCCAACCAGCAACTAATAGGCAGGGAAATCATTATTATTAGCGCAATTATT